GTTGGATCCTCATGAAATTGTATTTCAAAAGGTGTTCTATTTTGGTCATTTAGTTGAGTACTGAACTCTGCAATGATATCTAAACATGCATTAACTTCAGCATCAATATCCATCATCTCATATTGGTTATATCTTTCAATACGATTTGGATGTCCTGTATATACTTCCGGAAGTCTGTTTTGATAATTTCTATATCCAAAATCTGTATTGTTTTTATTTTGAATGCCATTAGGGCCGTCATTCTGGTCGTTCCATGCACCGTTATTGCTAAAACCTGAAATTGGACTTAGTTCACCAGTTTTATTGGTAAAACGCTTTTTATATGTAGCCATACTATATTTATCAGTTATGCTCGTTGGTGAGTTAAAATATCATCTTGTATATTTTTAGACTTGTGATTAATATCGATAAGAGAGTCTAATTTATCTACCATAGTATTGAATACCGATAATATTTTATCATCCATTAGGTTACTGTCAGGTGCTTTAACTGATTGTACTTGAGTAGATTGAGTTGCTACCGCAGTCTTTTCCTCTTGTATTTTTTTGTTTGCTTCAACAATACTAGCAACAACTTGCTTGACTGTATTATTAAAAGAGGTGACATTATCTATGTCCATTTTTGTCATAGAGAACATATTATTCATTTGAGAAACTGGGTTAGTTTGATTGTTTAGTTTACTTAAAACATCAGATACTGCGGATCCTTGACCTAGTGAATCAAGTTTCTTACCAGTATTAGCAAAGAATTTTTTAAATGAAATAGTATCTTCTTCATCCAAAACTATTTCATTACCGTGCATTGTTACCGGATAGCCTGATTTAGGGCCGTCAAATTCTCCACCCAATTTAGCCTGAGGTGTACCAGATATTACTTCTTCCAGTTGTTTCCTAGAAACAGTTGCATGGTTGTTCATTTTATCACCGTGATATGCACTCTTACCTGATTCTTTAGGTAATGATGCCCAAACACCGGCTAAGTTATCAGCAAATTGTTTTTGTGACATTTTGCCTTCTTTAACTTGATCGCTTCCTGATTGTCTAATCAGTTCTCTTGCAAGTTTATCTTGCATTTCGGGAGTAAACTTTTCATCTTTACTAATCTTGAGTTGGTCTACTAAACTTGCTAGTGTCGAGTTAATAATTTGATATTTACCGACGGCAGTAGATCCTTTGCCCTCTGCTTTCATTTGTTTTTGTAATGCAAGGATTTCATTAATTGACTTGCCGGTTAAGTCTGTAACTTCTCCGCCAAACTTAGTATTATACCCAGCACCTTCAGCTTTACCAATAAAATCTAACAACTTACCTGATTCAACACCAGCTTGACTGCTAGTCTGACTAGCCGCCACGTCTGCTTGGCGATTTTCAACACCGATACCTTTTTCGCCGCCCATTGATGCATTTTCTTTTATTAGTTTATCATAATTAGCTCTTGCATCTTCTACATTTTTTTGAAGTTTTAAAACTAGTTTTTCACGTTCTGTTTCAGATATATTATGCTTTTTATCCCAATTTCTAGTTGCTATTAAACCATTCAGTTTCTTTTGTTCTAAATCTATTTGTTGTTCTAACTTTGCTCTTTCGGCTGAATGCTGTCTACCACTAGGAACTTGTTTTAATGCTTCTTTTAATTTGTCAACAGACTCTTTTTGAGCATTAATGGCTTCTTGACTTCTTTTAGCACCTTCTTCTGGGTTTCGTACATCTGCTAATTTTTGTTTTGCATCTTCTAGTTGTTTTTCTAAATTAGCTTTATTAGTTTGTGCCTTAGTTAGGTCTTCAATATTATCGTCTAAATCTCTGAACATAGCTGACATGTTGGGGTTATTCCATCCCAGCCAAACACTAAACTTATCAATCAAATTGGCTATTACTTTACCAAATTTGAACAACGCGGTGTTTATTTTAGTTAATACACTTACAGTAAGACTTCCTACGGCTGCTAACATCTGCTCTTTTGCCATTCGTATAGCCCTTGTGCGTTGTTCATTGGTTATGTTATTTTCCATACCCTCGCCAGCATTTTTAGATGTGGCTGCTAATTCTTTCATTCGTTTAGCATATTCTGCATCAGATTCTTGCATCAATCGTCTAGCACCCAATTGTGCTTGATTATCTGAGGTTAAATCTGATATTCCGTCACCCATTAAATTCAAACTAGTTCTGAATTGTTTACCTTGTGCAGTTATACCCCCTGCCACATTTTTCAGTTCTCTACGGAAAGCATCGGGTCCTTCTTTTGCTGCTCTCAATGCAGCCTCGTATGCTTTTCCTTGTGTTGATTGATATGCTCTTGCACTAGCATCACCTACAATACGGCCTTGATTTAATATTAATTCTTTTAACCCAGTTGCAGAATCTTTACCAAATTGATCTTCGTATGAAGCCAAATATGCTTGTAGATTTTTAGCCTCATTTTCTCTCATTCCAGATAAATGTTCAACCATTCGGGCGTCGGTCATTTGAGCCTGCATTGCCTTTTCTGCTTCATCGTTAGACATTCCAGTTAACTCTTGCATTTTTTTCAATGTTACTAAGTATTCAGCGGAGCCCTTAGCCAATTCCCTAGAACTTTTGTTTTGTGAGAATCCTAATAATGATTGTTGTGCTACATATTGTGCCGCGCCCTCACGTATGTCTTGAGTAGTATAACCTAATCTCATTAGACTACGTTCAAATTCATTACCCGGGCCTATTAAGCCACCCATAACTGTTAATAACTTATCACGACCACCGGTAACACTTCCACCAAAGGTTACCAAGTCTCTAGTAACCGGTTTTAGTGCATCAGTTAACTTAGCAAATTCTTCCGCAGTTAATCCTACTGAACGTAACTGATCTCCTAAATTTTCTATACCACCTGCAGTAACAGAACCCATTTCACTAAGTTGCTGGTATGACTTTACCAAATCATCGTTTTGCTTTAAACTTGCAGCCGCAACATCACCAAATATTTTAACAAATGCCCCTACAACTTTGCCAGCAAATCCAAATGTACTTGCAAAGTTACCTACTACATCAGTAACACCAGTGATTGTACTACCAAACTTTCCAAATCCTTGTTCTGAGCTAGTTACTGCTTTACCATAACTGATAACACCGTTAATAGTTGCATCCTGTAATGCCTCTTTAAAGGCATTTAATTTGTCTTTTGCCTCTTGCGCGGCTTTAGCAGCTTTAATTTTCTCCTGTGTGGTAGGATCCAAGTCTCTGGTTGACTCACGTAGTGCTTCAAAGAACTTATTAGCAATTTCTGCTTGTTCGGGTGAGAAAGGTTCCGCCATATTTTTGCGCCTATAAATAGATTATTATATTGTATTTAGTACTGCAAAAACCAACCAAATTTAGGAGAAACAATGTCAGAAAATCCATTAAAGAGTTATTTCCGTCGTCCAGCATTATACCTTACTTTACCAAGTAAAGGTATTGGATATCCACCTGGAGTTATTAACTTTCCAGAAAATAATGAATTACCGGTATATCCAATGACTGCAATAGATGAAGTTACATCACGAACACCTGATGCACTATTCAACGGTGTTGCTATTATAGAACTTGTTAAAAGTTGTGTACCCAATGTTATAGATCCATGGCGTATATTACAAACAGATTTAGATTCTATTTTACTTGCTATTAAAATTGCTAGCAACGGTTCTGAAATGGATATAGATACAACCTGTCCAAGTTGCACAGAAGATGCAAAGTACGGAGTTAATCTATCAGCACTATTAGCCGGTTATAAAGTAGGTGACTATTCAGTACCATTAGAAGTAGATGATTTATTAATAAAGTTCAGCCCTATTGATTATAAACGTATGAACGCCGCGGGCACAATACAGTTTGATATACAAAGAGACTTAGCACAACTTCAACGTTTAGAAGAAGGTATTGGTAAAGATAACAAAACATCTGAAATTATTAAAATGATGAGTTCTGTTACTATGGATCTTATAGCAGATACTATTGAATTTATTAAGACTCCGGATGTAACTGTACTTGAAAAAGAACATATCAGAGAATTCATAGATAACTGTTCCGGACAGACCTATGAAAAAATCAGAACATATTCAACTGAACTTAAAAAAACTAGTGAAGCACAACCATTGCACTTTAAGTGTATTCATTGTCAGCATGAGTATGACCAACCATTTAATATTAACGTAAGCGATTTTTTCGGTTAAGACTTCTCGTCCTTAGCACTGAGGAGATTAAGAAGTTGTTAGAACAAATGGAAGAAGAGTGCAAAGCCATTAAATCAAGTGCGTTGAAAATGGCATGGTATATGCGTGGGGGTGCCAGTTATGATGATATTATGAATATGAGTATAACAGAGCGCCAGTCCATTAATAAAATCATTGAGGATAATTTAGAGACCACAAAGAATACTAAAATGCCATTCTTTTAATATACGGGCTCATATATCCATATCGGTTCATTTATTCAATATCTGGGCTGTATTATCAAGGAGGACTTATAGTCCTCGAACATCTCATTCATTTCATTCATTCGATGTTATTTCTTTAGAGTTCCGGTAAGTTCATTTAATCTATTTTTATTTTACTTGTATTAGGTATATTGCCGCTTAGAAGCCATGGTAGTGCTATTAACACTACCATTGGTAAAACTTGCCATGCCCGTCTTCCATTGCCATCTTTTACAATACAATTAGCTATACATGCTATTGTATCCCACCGGTTATGCTATAAGGTTTATGTTCGTAGTGTAGTCATATTGTATATGCTACTATAACGCATGTTCTATACCGCAAAAATGGGATTGGTATAGACTCATTGAGGGTTCCCTAACTGGATTGCCCTCTCGGTGTTCCATATGATTACTCATATGCATACTCCAGAATCTAACGGCACAGCACAATCTGTACAGTCTCAAGGAGGGTTGACAACTCAACCAGCGACTTTTATACTAACTCTAATATTGACTTGGTGTCAGTTTCTAATGGCTTTGTGCCTGAATATGTTTGTACGTTTGTTTTATTGAATTGAAAAAATGAATCAAACTCCATGATATACCACTCACCTAATTTACTACTGTTGTAGTAAACATAGTTATTGATATTCCATAGAAGTTTCTTTTGGACTGCGACATATCGACCCTTGCGATTAAACTTCATAAAAAGAATATTCATATCGCCTTCGTCTTCTACGTCTAGTAGTTGATTAAGCCAAGCATCTATGACTTTACACTCACCGGTTAACAATAAGTGAAAAGGAAAGTCAGCGTAGAATTTGCATTCAACGTTCATTTTACTAAAACTTTCTCCGGGAACAATGTCCCCTTTAAAACTTCTAATTTGACCTTCATGTAGAACTAGCGTTCTACTTTGATTTTTACCACCAATATATGCGCCAGATCCAGGTGCACGAATGAATGTTTCACCGTACAATTCGCTAAGAAACTTAGCTACTTCTCTTTCGAATCCTGATCCTTTTGCTTTCTGTGGGCTTGTCATCAACATACTTATCACTAAAATTTGCTTTTAAAAATTATTGTACATCAACGGCTGTACTATATGTAGTAAACCCGTTCTCTTTGATAACTTTTAATATATTTGGTACACGACCGCTTAGTTCTTCTCTATGCGATACTAACCAAATACTCTTATTTCTGCGACGGCTCATCTCTTTAAGAATAGCAACACTATTCTCAACGCCCACCGTATCTAACCCTGAATCAATCAATTCATCAATAAACAATGAATTGATAGGTTGATATAAATTTTCCCAAACATCACGGAATGCAAAACTTAATCCTAGTATCAATCGATTTGCCTCACCCCTAGATAAATTACCAAAATCAAGTTCACGACCTAACTCTGTAATCTCTACACTCATATCATTTCTAAATATAACTTGATGTGGTAAACCAATTCTGTCTAAGTAATGCGTTAAACGACTGTTTAGATAACTTAAGTTTTGGTCTACAATCTTTTTACGAACAAAGCTATCTTTACTAGTTAATACGTCAAGTAAAAACTTTTGATGCTCCATTGTTCTGGTAAGACGATTTATAGTATCAAAACTAATTTCTTGTAAGCCTTCGTTTTCCATATCAGCAATTTGTTCTAAGTATGGACTGACCTCACTATGTTTAGCAGTAATTTGTTCAAGTAAATTTACAACTTGACTACTGTGCTTGATTGCTTGTGCCTCACTATCATAATGAGTAATCGGCATAGGACCCAAACTAACTACTATTATCTCTTTTAATTGTTCTGAGTATGGGTCAACTTCGGATTCTTTCTCAAGTATCTTAGTGCGAATATTTTCAGCATTGCTACCGTGACGAATTGCTTCTGCCTCAGTTTTGTAATGTGTCTTTGGCTTAATTCCGGGATCGATATCTTTATCGTTTTGTTCTTTCTGTTGACTGAGTAATGATTTTAAATGAAGATTTGCTTCAAGTAACATATGCTCCTTGTCACGTAGAACATTGGTATGATTGGCATCGTGAAACTCTTGACCACAAGCATAACATTGGTGGTCACGTAGTGTTGCAACTTCATTAGTAAGTTTACTAATTAACTTGTTTTCTTTGTCAATGTCTTTTTGTAATCTTTCTAGTTCTTTATTACGTAGTACCAATTCTGCTGTTTTTGTATTGTATACAGTTAGTGCTCTATGCGCTAATATTTCTGCTACAATATCAATATGTTCCAATTTAAAAATATCACCTTCTAAATCAGATATATCTTTGTTTTGTTTTTGTTTCCAAGCAACCTGCCTAGCTAATAATGCATTGTATGTATCTTGTTGTTTCTTTTGTTGATTATAGATAACCAAGTCTTTATGTGCTAGTAATTCTTTTTCAATATCAATCTTTGACAATTCATCATATTGATCCACTAAGTATTTTAAATCACTTTCATGTTTAGCTACCCATAATTGATGTCTACGCTTCATACTATCAATCTGTGTATCTACACGCTTGTTAGCCTCTTCGATTGCTTTGATTCTATATTCTTCTTCTTGAATGGAATCTTTACTAGACTTCATTTGAATTTTAATCAATTCAGCCTTTTCACTTAGTAGTGTAATACCCAATAGTTGTTCAATAATATTTCTTTGGTCATTTGGCTTCATAGCCAAAAATGGCTCTGAGTATGTATTCAATGCTACAATATGTTTGAACATATCAGCAGACATACAAATGATTCGTTCTATCTCTTGTTGTGTTTCTTTATTCTCACCCTGTGCATCATCAACTACTTTTTGTTGTTGGTTATTAACATAAAAACGTAATATATTAGGTTTACGTCCTCGTTCAATCTTATAGTCAATACCACTGACACTAAACTCTAGTGTAACTAGCATACCCTTAGTATTGGTTCTATTAACTAAGTTATCTTTACGAATATTATTGATTGGTATACCAAACAATGCGTAACTTAATCCTTGAATCAATGTGGTCTTACCAGTACCATTACGAGCACCGTCACCACCTAAGTCTAGGTTTTCACCTAAGATAAGAGTTAAATCTTTTTTGTCTAAGTTAACTGCTTGTGTTACATTACCGATACTTAAAAAGTTACGTAGTGTTATGTTCTTTAAAATTATGCTCATAGATTAGTATAGATTTCTAATAGTATCTTCTTGTCAAAAGTATTTGATTCAATTGCATTGATTTGGTCAATAACAATTTGATCCACACTTTCAAACTTCAATCCTTCATTGCCGTTTTGTTCTTCTTGTTCTAGTTTCATGGGCATCAATGCCATTTCACGTAATTTATAATTTGGTATAAGTGTTTCTTTAATAAGACTTGCCTCTTCATAACTAATTGGAATATCAATATGAACTCTGATATGACTATCAGGTAATAACAAGCCTGCTTCATTTTCTAAAATGTCACTAAGATTGTAAACCCTGTATAATGGTTGATTTGGCCAACTATGAAATACAGGTTCTTCGCCCCATTCAATTATCATCATACCACGTGCATCATCACCGGCGTCTGCAAAGTTATGCGGGAATGAATTACCCATATACCATACATTACGCTTTGCCTGTCGTTTATGAAAATGACCACTGAACACAGTATCAAATCCTGTAAACTGTTCCAAATTGATTTCACCATGATCGGGCATTTCTATCATAGCATTCATAAAGAAGTTTGGTAACTCAAAATGACCAAACATATATTTGCCTGATAGTTTTTTAATTTTTTTGTAATCTTCACCTATTAGCCATGGAGCGATAACAACATCACCGTCACTAAACCAATCATTACATATAACTACATTCTTAAGATGTTTTGCAAACTCAACGCTTTGAACATCACGCCGATCACGATAATATAAATCATGATTACCGGGTATGAAATATACCCGATCAAAAGCATCATTGAGTTTTTCTAATGCCCTGAGGCTATAGTTAAGTGTAACAATGTTTAGATTAGAACGATTGTTATGCCAGTCACCCAAAAAGATACATGTCTCACAGTTTTCTTCTTTGGCTTTGGTTATAAACCATTCAACAAAATGTAAACAGTCCTCATTGTGTACTGTGCTATTGCTTTTAAGACCAAAATGAATATCGGTAAAGCAAGCGGCCTTTTTAAATAAATTACTCATCTAGATAGTATATAGGAAACGAAGGTGCAAAAGCAACTCCGTTGGTTAAATTATTCTTCGTATACTGTGTTACTAACAGATTGACGGCTCCAACTTGGGTTAAGTCCGTTTATTTCTAAAATATCATCACGAATGTTTTGATTACGCTTTTCGGTATTAAGAACACGGCAGAAACTATTTGTGATAGCAGCTGTATAGTAAGCGAATGGGTTAGCACTTTTGGCTTCATTGAAACGCAACCCAACGTATGTAAGTTGCAATATGGCACTGTTACGCATTTCATCATTGTATGTATACCCGCGCCAGTTATATTTCATTGCATATTTTTCACACATCATAATATACATGCGGGCAAGTTTATTTGTGATTGCACCGTGGTCCTTATCAAACTCACCAGTTTTTAAATCACCTTTCCAATGACTTTTTCCAACACAACGGAATGTGTTTGTTTTATCTATTTTGAAATGCTGAAATGGGGGAAAGTTAACTTTAACATGAACCATGTCATCAATTTCTTTTGCTGTACTTGGATCTTCTAAATCAGCAAATATTTCTTCATTATCACCTTCAAACTCAAATATATCTTTTGCAGTTTTTTTCTTATCTATTTTTCTAGGTGCTTTGGGTGCAACCGGAACATGATCCCATGTCATTACCCTAAATATCAAATCAGTTGTTTCTATTGATTCTGGGCTAACACTTTCTTTGACACCGTTTTCTAAACTTAATCTAATAGCACGGTTTTCTTTGGCCAATTGAATGTTTTCGGGTTTGTAAGCATACTCTAAACTATCTTCCATAGTTGCAGTTGGCATATCGACTATGAAATCATATCTATGATATTCCTCTTTTAGATATGTGCAGTATGTATTTTTGCTTGAATGTATCTCTTTTAAAATGTCTTTATTGTTCAAATAATTGACTGGTTTTTTGCTTGGTAAACTCATATTTCTCCGTAGTTAAGATGAGTGAAGTGTAACACTTTTGTATCAAAAGGTCAAATGATATGGTAAAAAAGCGGTGTTTTTTACACGATAAATACTATTTAGTAAAGGTACAAACATAATGGCACAGGCAAACATAGATGCAGCACTTGCTCAGATTGCGGCAATACAAGAATCACTTAGGATTAAGAACCAGAGCCTTGCTAATATTAATCCTAATTTCCAAGCAAATGCCTCATATATTGCAAGATTGAAAGCCGAAGTTGCTGCCTTAAATACAAACCTAGCACAAGCGCAAGCAACTCTTGCCTCAGCATCAACGCCTCAAACAGTAACACCAGTTCGCACTACTACCAATGCTACCAATACTGTTACTCCGGTACCTAATCAAACCAACATTGTAGCAGTACCTCTTCCCCCGGTGCCTGAACCAAATAATGACCCAACTGGGGTATTGGCGGCTGAAGACGCGGCAATACGTGAACAACAAATTGCAACAGAAGATGCCGCACTATATCCTTCATTCACACCAATTAATGACCCAACTGGGGTATTGGCGGCTGAAGACGCGGCAATACGTGAACAACAAATTGCAACAGATGATGCGGCCGTATATAATTTATACGGGACAGTCGATGATCCAACCGGGGTGTTAGCCGCAGAAGACGCGGCAATACGTGAACAACAAATTGCAGAAGATGATGCTGCGGCATATAATCGGTTATCAAGCGGCCCCGCTGATCCATACGGCGTGTTGGCAGCAGAAGATGCCGCACTAAAAGAAGACGCAATAGCGGCAGACGATGCCGCAGCGTATAAAACAGTTCCACCTAGGGGTAATTTAACAACCAATACGCCTGATTGGAGAGTAAGATTAAGTTTAGCAAGCGGGGCAAGTTACCTATATAATGACGCTAAAGATGATAGTCATATATTATTTCCATTAAAGGCAACAAACGGTGTAATTTTTCCATACACACCAACCATACAATCATCATATAGAGCAAACTATGATGCAAGTGATTTAACTCATTCTAATTTTAAACAATACTTTTACAAAAATAGTTCGGTTGAAGAAATATCAATAACT